GTTCGTCGCGGGAGAAGATACGTTTCATGGTTCGTCACTCAGGTCTGGGCGGGGAGCGTCGTTCGTCATAGCGTTCTCTCGGCTTGTCGGCAGACAGGATCGACTCCATCGCATCCAGCGCCTGCCTGCTGACGCGGTTGAAGCCCTCCATGTCGCGCTGCACGGTGTTCAGCAGGGCACGCAACCGCACGATCTCGCGGGCCTGCATGATGATGATCTCTTCGTCGGTGGGCTTTGGTGCGGCCTTGCTCACTCTCTGTACTCCGTTGGTTTGTACGGTTTCAGCATCTCTGCGGGGACCAGCCAGCATCCCCACTCTTCCTTCCAGAACTGGTCGAGCTTGCCCTTGCGACACCGCATGTAGCCGTAGACGTCGGCGATCAGGCCATCGATGCGGATCAGGAAGAAGAACTTGTCGTCGTCATCCTTCTGGTACAGACGCAACCCACCGTTCGCGTGGAAGGTGGCTCTGGCCTGAAACGTCCCGACGTCGTCGGCACTGAAGTCACCCAGAGCGCCGCTCCAGTACTTGCCGGTGGCCTTCGCCAGCGCAAGCTCGCCCAGAGCGCCGGAGATGTTCGCGGTCCAGCAGTCGTTGCCGACGCCGAAGATCGGCTTGCGGTTCTCGATCAAGTCCTGCGCCTGCCGCTGACCAGCGACGAGGTAAGCGTGGAGGATTTCGGAGGTCGTGTACTTGACCCTCACTTGACGGCTCGCAGGGGACGCAGCGAAGGGTAGACGTTGTACAGAGTCTCGACCTTGGCCTTGTCCTGCTCCAGCCGCGCCTTCTCGGCCTGCGCCTGCTCCTTGCGGATGCGAGCGAAGGTCGTCTTCAAGTCGGTGTGCTGGTAGTCCACGTGCTTGAAGCGTTCGTTGTCGTTGAGCTTTCCCATCATGCCGCCTTCCTTGCCTTGCGCTCTGCGGGGAGCGGGTAGACCTCGTCCTGCACCGACTTCAGAATCTTCAGCGGCTTGCGACGCATGAAGTACTTGATCGCGTTCTGCGCCTTGAGGAACGCGTCACGCCACACGTCGCGACTGCCGAAGCCGTGCGAGGTATGGATGGCTACCAGCATGTTGCGCAGGGCGACGGCGGCGCTGTCGCTCTCGTCTTCCATGAAGCCCTTGGTCAGGACGTGGCAGAAGGCGGTCAGGCGCTCCTTGTCGTCTTCGTGATACCAAGCCCGGGCGATGGCGGCGAGGACCAGCGAGTGTGCGAACGCACGCGTCTTCGGACCATGCTCGATGGCCCAGCGCGCCGCTTCGCCGTGAGACTCGATGTAGCCCAGCTTGGTGGCGTTCGACGTGCCGAAGCGCGAGTTGTCGCCGCGCAGGCCGGTGGCAACGGCACGGGTCACCGCGATCAGGAGGTGGGTGACGCCGTCGTTCACGCCAGCGATCTTGGAGGCGTCCACCAGCGAGCGGTTGAAGCCGGTGTCGATGTTCAGACCAGACGCACGGTCCAGTCCACGCACCACGATGAAGGTCTGCGGAATCTTGGTTTCCACGATGGCCCACAGACGGTGCTGGCCGTCAGCGATGTCGTGGCTGTTTTCGTAGAACGCAATCGGATCGGTGCAGTGCGTCCACTTGCCGTTGCGCATGTCGGCGGCGTACTTCTCCACGATGCCGTTGCGCAGCTTGCGGTTCAGCTTGTTCTTGTTCAGCAGCTTCTCGGCCTTGGCCGGAGTGATCTTTTCTACGGTGACTTCCACGGTGGCTCCTATGGTTTAGACAACAGACGTTGACAGTGTAGGGCGTGGCGAGCGTCCTGTAAACCCCTACGGCAGTTGCTTGCCGCTCTTGCCCTTGCGCCAGCCACGGTTGGTGGCCTCGCTGACCACGGCGAGGTTGCCCTTGCCGTTGCCGCCGCCCCTGATTAGCGGCTGCTTGTGGTGGACCTCTTTGCCGTCGCCCTTGTGAACCACCCCAGCGCGTTCCATCGCACGGCGCGCGGCGTTGCGCTTGGCTCTGTTGTCGATCTGCTCCGGCCTTGCGCCGTACGCACGGTTGCTGATCTTCTGCTGCGCTGTCTTCGGCATGTGTCCCTCGCTCTGTAAGGCAGCGGGCACCCGCCCGCCGCCCGATGGTACGACTACGCCTCCTCTTCCTCCAGAGGCAACTCCGACTCCTCCTCCTTCGGCTTGGGATCGACACCCGGGAGGCGCGGCTGACGCGGGTCAGCATCGATGTCCACGATCTCCACCCCGGCCTTGGTCGCCTCGTACAGAGTGTTCTGGTCGGCGTACTCGCAGACAATCGACATCTGCGCGGCGTAGGTGATCGCACCCTGCTTGGTCTTCGCCTTGATCAGCATCTGCTTATCACCTACCCAGACGCTGTAAATCTTCGACTTCAGCTTGTTAGCCATGTGGCTCCTCGTTATCGGATGTGCGGTTGCAACGCTGCAAGAGCGGCCATCCTGCGCTTGGCCGACTCGGACTGCTTGGCCCGTCGGTTGGTATCCGGCACCCACTCGGTGAGCAGCGTGTTGACCGGGATGCCCATGCGACGCGCCAGCACTGCGGCGATCTGGAACGACAACCGCCCCCTGCTGAACGCCACGCTGATCGCTTGCCGCGTAGTGCCTGCGGCCTTGGCGATCTCGACCTGCGTGATGAAGTGATCCAGCAAAATCTGGCGTGGCGTGAGGTTCGGTGGTGGCGGCACGATCTTCTTCGGCACGATCTTCTTCTGCTTGACCTTGCGCTTGATTGCCTTCCGCCTCACCACCTTCTTCACCGCCTTCTTCCGGCCCCGGACCCAGCGCACTCCCTTGCGGACTTTCTGTACTCGCTTCATGCTGCTTTCTCCAATCCAATCAACAACTTTCAGAACGGAAGATCGTCGTCGATGTCCTGCGGCTCGGCCTGCGGTGCCGGTGCGCGCCGGGGCGGCGGCGTTGACTCTGTAGGGCTGCGCGTGTCTTCGCGATCCTTGGCTTGCAGGAACAGCGTGACCGACTTGCCAGCCGCGAACCACGCCAGCGGGACCGCGTCGATGATGATCATCTTGATGCCCTTGGCCGACTCCACTAGACGCCCGATGGTGACGTAGTTCTCCTTCTCGGCTCCGTTGCGGTCGGTGTAGGTTTCTCCGGTTCTTGCTCTGACGAAGTGAGTGATTCCCATGCGTACTCCTTGTAGATCAGTCGAGTCTCGACTGATGCGTTGATCTTCGGTTTGGTGCCTCTGCGAAACGTGGGTGGCTCGACGTCGGCATCCATGTACGCCCAGAAGTCGGCGATCAGGATGTGTAGCTGCGCCCAGTACGAGCGCGATCTGTAAACCCGGGTGATGGTGTACTCGTCCGGTGTCCACACGATGAAGTCCCACCAGTTCCGGTCGGTGATCTCCATCAGCCCCTGCATCTGGGGCATGTAGTACGACGGGATCGACGCGTACAACTGGATCGGGCACTTCACCTCAAGCCCGCCCAACTGGCCGGAGTGGTAGGTGAAGCCCTCGACCAGCGCGTCGGGTGAACCGCCGATCCAGTCCAGCGTCGGGTGAACGAGGAAGCCTGCCGACATCACCTTGTTGCCGGTGACCTGCTCGTACAGAGCGACCGCGACCTGCTCGTAGTCGATGCCGCTCTGCATCCGCTCGGTGGCCCGCTGCCCCGGCTCGCGTCCGGTCAACTCACGCCACAACCGCTTGCGTGAGCCGATCAGACCGATGGCCTCCCCCATGCGCGAGGCCGTCATCTTCCCGGCCCGCGCGCTATGCCACTCGGTCGAACGCTGCTCCATCACTCTTCCGCCGGTTCCTCTGGGGCGGGGGCGGCTGGGGCGATCACCGCCTTGCGAGCGTTCACCAGCTTGTTGAACACCTTGCGATGCGCCTCCGGGATGTCGTCGTACACCTTCTTGAGCGCGTCCAGCGTGCCCGCACCCTTGATCGCCGCCGTGTGCTTGGCGACTTCCTCGGCGTTCGGCTTGTCTTCCGGTGGCGAGACGGTGCGGCCTTCTGCCCGCTCGGCGTCGTCGTCGCTGCCGTCGTTGGGCGTCAGCATCAGCAACGGCTGGAGGCTGTAGCGGCGGAAGTAGCTGATCGCCGAACCGATGGCCTGCGGGCCGATGTTCTCGGACGTGCCGCGCAGCACGTTGGTGATCCACTCGCCCGACTCACCGTGGATCACCGTGGTGCTGATGGTGATCACGCCGATGGTCTTGCCCTTCAACTCCGACGTCGTGAAGGAAGGCGACTGGATGACGGCGATGCCCTCGTCGGAGAGCGCGCCACGCACCACGCTCCAGACCTCATGCAGGTCCGCGTACTTCGACTTGAAGAACGGGTTGGCGGCATCCTTGGTGGGCTGCTTGATCACCTTCTGCACCCGGGCCAGCGCCGCCGCGATCTTGCCAAGCGTAGGCGAGGTCAGAAGCTGCGGCGACGACTCATCGACGCGGATTGCGTGACGCGGAGAGGTCAAGGATTGCGGGGACCACAACGCATCGTCATGGTCCTGCGGATCGACAGAAGGCACTGATTCGACTGACGTTTCGTCGGTCATCTGGTTGGCTCCAAAGGGTTGATAAGACTGCAAACGAATCATCGCATCGTGTCAACGGCGTGTCAACAAGCGTTGTCGTTTTCATAGTGCAGGCATGGTGCGCTTCCTCTGTAGTGGCGATGAAAGCATGTGAAATCAGGCACATAGGAAAAACTTGCATGTAGGGGTTGCGCCGACAAAAAAGCGGGGGTAGATTCGGGATCAGCAGCAGAGCCAACCCGATTCGTTTTTGGGTGACGTACCGCAGCGAAATCGTGAGCAGATCACCGCTCTCTGTAAGCACGCGTACTCCTCACGCGAACACAAGCAAGCACCTACCCGGGTGGCGAGGAAGAGAACGGTATCCGGCGGGGTGCAACTCCCATACGACCGGACGGCGGGTCGATTACCGCGCAGGCCGAGGGGATACGGATCGCAGTACCGTACCAAACACAGGAGCGCGTATCCCGCGAAAGCGGGGGTGGAGCCTAACCCTTCCCAATCCGCAGCCGTCGCGCTGGGGTTAGGGGGGCCGTTTGGGTGGAAGTTGTAGTTGAAGTGCTGTTGCTGTTGCTGTTGGATGACCGTAAGCACTCACTCACATACAGGAGCCACCGTGCCAGACGACTCGCCACCGTCGCATCGCAACATCGTCCTCCGGGACTACCAAGTCGCAACGCTGAACGCCGCAGTCAAAGCCACCGCCACCCACGACCGCGTCTGCATCTACGGACCGACCGGCTCCGGCAAGACGGAGCAGGGGATGCGCCTCGTCCAGAAGCTGGTCCAGCACGGCAAGCGGGTGATGTGGGTGGTCAACCGCATCGAGTTGATCAACCAGACGTCGCGTCGCTTCCTCGACCACGGCATCGACCACGGCGTGGTGCAGGCCAGCCATGAGCGCACCGACATCGGCAAGCCGGTGCAGATTTGCAGCATCCAGACGCTGCGCAAGCGCAGCCTGATCCCCAGCTTCGACGTACTGATCATCGATGAGGCGCACGGCGCGATCTCGGAGTCATACAAGGCGTTCATCGCCAAGCATCCGGTCAAGACCTTCGGGCTGACCGCGACGCCGTTCTCCAAGGGACTCGGCAAGGTGTTCCAGACGCTGGTCCATGAGGTCACCGTCGCCGACCTTACAGAGCAGGGCTGGCTGGTACCGGCCCGCTTCTTCGCGCCGGAGCGTCTCGACCTGTCCGGGGTGAAGATCGTGGCCGGAGACTACGAGGAGGGGGGGTTAGAGAAAGTTGTAAACCAGAAAATTTTGATTGGAAACCTAGTTGACGAGTGGCTGAAGCGTGCCAACGACGTCCGCACCATCGTCTTCGCCACCAGCATCCTGCACAGCAGGAACATCGCCGACCAGTTCACCTTCCGGGGCGTGCCTGCGGAGCATATCGACTGCAACACCAAGGACGACGACCGCAAGGCGATCCTCGACCGATTGCGCGACGGCACCACCCGGGTGGTCAGCAACTGCTCTGTACTGGCGGAAGGCTTCGACCTGCCCGACCTTGAGTGCATCGTGCTGGCGCGTCCCACGCAGTCGATGATCCGCTACTTGCAGATGGTGGGACGGGTGCTGCGTCCGGCTCCGGGCAAGGACTCGGCGCTGGTGCTGGACCACAGCAACACGGTGGAGTCACTCGGATTCCCTACAGACGAGTTGCCGTTGGTTCTGGATGACGGCAAGACCAAGAAGAAGGGCATCCCCAAGGACAAGCTGCATACCTGCCCGAAGTGCAAGGCAGTCAGCCAGCGCCGACCGGACCCGTGCAGCGAGTGCGGCTACCGACCGCCGCGCAACACGACGTTCAACATCGACCAGCGTGAGGGCACGCTGCGCGAGATCAAGCGCACGCCGACCTCGGTAAACGAGCGTCAGGAGTGGTACTCCGGCTACGTCACCCTGTGCCAGCGCCACGGCTACAACCCGGGATGGGTTGCCAACAAGTTCCGGGAGAAGTTCGGTGTGTGGCCGCGCAACATGGACTGGATCGCCGGTCCGCCGCCGCGCGGCATGATCTCCCAGATACAGGAAGACCGGCGCAAGTACTTCCGCGCCAAGCAGGCGATGGAGCGTGTCGCGTGACGCCGGAACAGCGGCGTGCTGCGTTTCCAGAGACGGCAAGGGTGGTTGACGAGTTTCGTGCGGTGTTCGGTGACGTGAGGGTGAGATGGTTCAGGGAGAACGGTCAGGAGTTCGGGACGCGATGTCCGAGTGGTGTGCCAGCCAGTCCTTCGGGCATCGCGAGGCGGAAGCCGCTTCCCGACTCTGTAAAGCCCTCCGCGCCGGTCCGCAAAGCGATCCGGGGGTAGAAGCCAGACGCCAGTGGTGGATTGGATACGCCGCTGGCGTGCTGGGGCTGGTGCGCTTCCAAGCGGTATCGCAGGCGTGTCAACGCATGTAGTAAGATCGCGCAGCCACTAGGAAGGAGCCACCTTGAGCAGGATGACACCGACGCAGCGCAGCCTTGCGCTACTCCGAGAGAGAGGCTATCTCACGGCGGTTGTCGAACGCTGGAACCCGCACGCCAAGATTCGCCAAGACCTGTACGGCGTCGCCGACCTCATCGCGGTGCGACCGCTGGAGGTCATGTTCGTACAGACCACCTCCGGCGATCACGTCGCGGAGCGCATCGCCAAGGTCAAGGCGCACGCAAACTACGAACGCATCATCGAGAGCGGGATTCTGTTTTTCGTCCACGGCTGGTCGAAGCTGAAGGCCGGTTGGACGTGCAGGGAGATCGAGCTATAGCTCGACGTAGCCACCACAACCAGAGAGAGCCACATGACAGAGATTGTCCAAGCGTCAATCGACAACGTCGATCACAACCCGTTTCGCCTGTTACAGAAGTACCCGTTCGTGGAGCGCAAGGTCGAGGCGCTGATGCGCTCGATTGACGACGTCGGACTTTGGGAGGGCGTGATCGCGCGCAAGGCTGGGCGCGGCTACCAGATCGCGTTCGGGCATCACCGCATCGAGGCCGCGCGTCGCAACAACATGAAGCGCGTGCCGCTGATCGTGCGCGACCTGACCGACGAGCAGATGCTCCAGTTCATGGGGCGGGAGAACGGCGAGGATTACAACGCCGACTTCATCATCATGCTGGAGACGTGGGAGTCGGCAGCGAAGTTTCTCGCGACATCGAGAGAGAAGATTCAACGGCTTGATGTTGCTCGCATTCTCGGCTGGACGAGAGCAGAGAAGCGGGGTACAGATCAGCTTTCCGATACCGCAGTCGCCTGCGCCTCCGCGCACGCGCTCATCAGTGGCGGGTATCTGAAGCGCGACGACCTTGCTGACCTGACGGTCAACGCCGCGCGCCTGATTGTCGAGCGGTCCCACGCGCGCATGGAGCAGATCGAGAGAGTCGGCTCGCAGAACAAGCGCCCCGCGCGCGAGATCGAGCAGGCCAAGCGTCACGTCGGCAAGGCCGCTCGCCAGACCGCACAAGACTCTCGCGCTGGCAGGGTGGCGCAGCGCGATCTGCGCGGCAAGGTTGACGTCCACGCCTACCGCAACGCCAAGGATGCCAAGCCCACCCCGTTGTTCGCGGTGTTCGGCAAGGCTATCGCCGAGAGCATCAGCAAGATGGTCTGTACCGATACCGTCGCCGAGAAGCTGGAGGAGATCGTCAAGGTCGTCGGCAAGGTCACGCTGGAGGAGGACAAGGCAAGCCTGCGGCACATCGACTTTGCGCTGGCCGAGTTGGGCGAGCGCAGCGGCAACTGGCGTAAGCGGCTCGCGCCGAAAGGCCAGAACGTGGTTCCTCTCAAACTGCTCAAGCGAGGCTGAACATGAAGAAGCTCGACTACGCGAGACGGGAAAAAGTCAGGCTATGCGTAATCCATCAGGCGCTGCATCAAGCGGGCCTCACGCGGTTCGGTGCCGACGGGTTCTTCGCCCATGACGATGTGATGGACGATGCCGGATTCCACGGCATCTCGAAAGATTCGATCCGCTGGGACTACCTGCGCGAGTGGTGGCAGGAGGTTGTCGGCTTCGAACTGGTGCCTCTGTCCAAGGAGTGGTTCATGTCGGTCCGGGCGCGCAAGGCGAAGGGCATCCCGCCGCCGGAGATCGCGCCGCAGAAGTACGTCGCCATCGGCAACGGCAAGGCGACCGTCGGCTATGCCAGCGTCGCCTTGTGCGAGGGCAAGCTGGCGATCTGCAAGTTCCAGCAAAAAGTCGCCGTCGCGACCGGCACGCAGAACGCGGTCGAGAAGTACCAGAAGATGCTGACCACCCACGACCTGCTCCCCCCGCCCCCGGGCAACAACGGCATCCTGCCGGTCATCGAAGCTCCAGACGCTGTCTAAGTCGGACGTTCACCTGAAGGAGGCACGCATGGACCTGATTGGCTTGCTGGTAACGGTAATCATCGCTGGGCTGATCTTCTGGGTGCTTTGGTACATCGTGCGGATGCTGCCGCTGCCAGAGCCGTTCCGCACCGTGGCGATGGTGGTGCTGGGCTTGATCGCGGTGGTCTTCCTGCTCTCTCTGTTGTTCGGCGGCTTGAGCCTGCCCAAGTTCAGGCTCGGCTAGACGTGGAAGGCGACGACCTGCAAGCGGATTTACAGAGCGTCAGCAAGGCGCTGGATTGGATGTCGCGCAACGTTGACGCTCTGTCGCAGGCCGTCGCCGACCGGCAGCACATGGAGAACTGGATCAAGGTGGTCGAAGCGCAGGAGAAGGCGCGCAACAAGAGCGAGCCTGCGCACGCGCAGGAGCGTGATGCCCGCGCCAGCGCGGCGTACGGCACCGCTCTGGAAGCGTTCCGCGATGCCTCGCGCCGTGAGCAGAAGCTGCGCTACACGTGGCAGCTTTGCCAGACCGTCATAGACGTCTTTCGAACGAAATCCGCTAACGAACGGAGGGTGTGATGGGATTCTTCGAAAGACTCTGGGCGATGTTGCCGGACAAGTGCGCGCGGCGTGGCTACGGTTGCCTGCGTCGCGGTATGCGCGGCAACGAGAACATCATCGACGGCGAGGTTCTGTGCGACGACTGCTCGGTGATCGTACAGAGGCAGAAGGAACGCGACATGCGTCGTCACCAAGCTAACGGGAGATTCAAGCCATGAACGCCGCCGAAGGTGCCGTGGTCTGCTACCTGACCTCTGTAACCAAGCCCGGGATCAGGGGCTGGCTGATGAAGTACGACGTCGAAGCCTACGACGGTATCGGCGACATCGTGGTGACGCCGGATCGTGCCCGGGCTATGGTCTTCAAGAACGGTCTGGAAGCTCTGGCGGCATGGAAGTCTGTACCGAAGGCGCGACCGCTGCGCGACGACGGCAAGCCCAACCGACCGCTGACCGCGTTCCACATGGAGATCAGCCTCGTACCGCTGGCCCCGGAATCGTGGACCGAGGCTCTGTACGAAAGCAAGCCAATCAAGGTCGAGGGTGATGCCCCGCAGATCGCCACCGAAGACCAGCGCGACTCCGGCGCGTGGAGACGCGAGCGGTGAACGACGCGCCTGTCATGGAGCCACTACCGAGACTGCTTATGAAACCGATACCACCCGGGATGTCTGTACGCGAGGCGCTCCAGAACGGCTACGCCACCGTTCGCAGCGAGGCGTACATGGCGCGCGTGCGCCAGCTTCCATGCTGCGCGTGCGATGCGCCGCCGCCGTCCGACCCGCACCATCCGCACGGCGCTGGCTACAGGGGAGCCGGGACCAAGTCACCCGACATCTGGGTGATCCCGCTCTGTAGAACGCACCACGATGAGTTGCACCACTCGGTGCCGGAGTGGGAAGAGAAGTACGGCACGCAGTTTGAGTTCGTGGCCCTGACGCTCGCTGCGTTGTGGCTGAAGAGCGAAGTGACTCTGGGAGGGTGAACCGTGGAGACGTTGTCGCTGAAGAGGAAGCGGGTGGTGACCGTCAAGGAGCCGACGCCGGTCAAGGCAAAGGCGGTGATCGACAAGGCTGCGCGGGTGGATGCGCCGGTACAAAGCGATGGCCCGATGGACTTCGCGGGTGCCCTGCTGGCGTTGAAGCGTGGCGCGCGGGTGGCGCGCACCGGATGGAACGGGAAAGGGATGTTTCTGTTTCTGGTGCCGGGGAGCGTGTTCCATGTCTCCAGAGCGCCCCTGCTCGGCATCTACCCACGGGGGCGGGAGATACGCTACCGACCGCACATCGACATGGTGGCGGCGGACGGCAGCGTCGGCACGTGGGTGGCTTCCCAGAGCGACCTTCTGGAAACCGACTGGGTCACGGTGCCGGGGGACGGCGCGGAGGTGGAGGCCGCATAGGCTCATCCTCCCAGTAGATGCGGTTCGGGGGCAGGATGGCTAGGGTGCTGGCTCTGTAGACCCAGCAGTTCTTGACCCGGATCGCCCCCCGAACGCGGCCCTGCTGCGACAGCCAGCGGATGCGCTGGCCGGACACTCGGTACAGCTTGGCGACCTCTGCCACGGTCAGCAGCTTGATCATGCGCGGCTCCTTGGGTATGCTTGTAGCACTCTCTGGGTGGCTCCTAGAGGTGCTGTAACGTCCGCCTCCGGGCGGACTGAGGTACGGTCCCTGCCAGTCTTCTCTCACCCGGAAGCTCGCTTGGATGGCGACCTCCCAAACAACAACGCCCCAGCGGTCATAGATCGACCTCTGGGGCGTTTTCACGGGCGGGTGGCTCCTACCCCCGCAGCACGGCCTGATCGGCCTCCTGCGCCCGTTCCAGCGCGTCGGCGACGCCAGCGTTCCAGTGCCCGCGCGTGCCGATGTGTTTCCGCGCCGCGTCGGCGATGTCCTGCAACGCCTTGATCAGGCCGTCGTGCGCCACGAAGCGACGCGCGACTTCCTCGGGAAGGTTGGCGTGAACGACGCCTTCCTCGGTACAGACGTCGAACGTCCCGTTGTCGCACTTCCACATCCAGTACTTCATGCCCGCTCTCCTTCCATCATGTAGCTGGTGACGATGGCCCCGTCGTCATCCGACAGGTACGTGCCGTCCGGCCACTGCACCGGCACGTCGCCGTTCTGTACGGCGTTGATCGCCTCCGTGGTGTCATCCGCGAAGACCTCGACGCGCGCCATCTGGGTGACGGTGCGCTTACAGAACACTGTGTACATCCTTGCCATGATTGGCTCCTAGAAGTTGTCGAAGCAGTTGCACCCACCGGCAGTGTGGGCACGCAGACGATCTTTGAACTCGCGCAGCTTCCTGCCGGGAAACTGCCGCCCCATGCGGCGCACATCCGCGTACGTCGCTTCCTTCGTGTCCATCCCGGCACGCTTCCAGTTGCCCCCGGGTTGGCGGCGCATCCAGAGCTTGGTGGCGGCACGCTCGCGTCTGTGGCTGAACACGAAGTGCAGCGGGTTACCTCTGTGTTTCATGGTGGCTCCTCTGTAGGGTGGAAACGATTGGCCGGGAGCGGCTTTGCGTGCAGGCTTGGAACTTCACCCCGCCCCGCTCCCGTTTGCTCCCGGCCCGCCGACTCCGCGCTGCCCTATCGGGCGGCTTTAGCGCGGCATCCACTCGGCGTGTGGTCAGTCTCCTAGACGTCCCGGAACGGCATGTTCCCGTCCATCGCGGCGAGCAGGCGGTGCTGGTGGTTCTGCGTCGCGTCGCGGTACATCTGGGTGGCGATGTCCAGCAGAATCCTCGCGTCGTTCATCGCGTCCAGAGGATCGCGCTTCAGCATGTCTCCGGCGGCTCGCCGGAGCCAGAAGGAGGCTGCGGCGTCGTCTTTCAGCTTGGCTACCATCTGCTCTGCGTCGTCCATCTGTGGCTCCTCGGTAAAGTTGAAGTGTAGCTCCGGCTCGCACGTCATGTCAACGAACGTTGACACAAAGCCGCACGCGCCTTCCTGCGCAAGACTCTGTATGGCCCGCAACAGAGCGCCCTCGCCGTTCTCCGGGACCGGGATCACCCTCGGGCAGAACGCCTTCACGTTGATCCATGCCTTGTGGCTGACGAGGCCGGTACGGACGACGGCGACGTCCGCTCGACTGGCCTTGCGTCTCCAGACCTGCGCCTCGGCGTCGCTGGGCAGGTAGTCCAGTTGCAGGCCCAGACCGACGCAGGAGTCCAGCGCCCTCTGTAGACCGCGCTGCGAGCCGCCCCCGATGAGTACCTTCATCGCGGCCTCCA